CGAGTTCCAAGGTGGAGCTCAACGGAATGATGCCTACATTGTTTTTAATGACTCCTCACTCATTTACCGTTTATACGGGATGATCAAAGGGTTTGTCAATAATGTAGATATCATTCGCTCAGGGCGCTGCAGCAAGCTGGAAGAGAAGGTGTTCTTTACACCTCCAGATCGCTGCCGCGGCTTAGAGACAGGGTTGTATTTTCTTGGGAAGCTGTCTTACCTTCCCATCCTTGTCTTGCGAGCACCCTCCGCCCGTCAATCTCTCTTTTTGACTCTCAGTTACACCGAGGTCCTTCTTGATAGATTGCCGAAGATTGTGACACTTCGTGCGGAAGAGATTTTTCAATTTTACAATAATACGTCTAAGTGGGAGCTGACTTCTTTTGTCGCTTTTGCTAAGTATATTACTGTTTATCCTATGGCTAGGTATATGGATAATCCTTTGCCATCAAAACCCCATGGTTTTGTGGATAATATCTTCCCCTTTGGGCCCAGGTTGAAACGGGTCCTTAGGTCTAGATATAAATCGAAGAATCGCAAGTGCTCTGGTTTATTCTTTTCAATCCTCCAAGGTGTTAAGAGAGGTACAGATGTTGTTCCTCAGTGTTATGTTGATCAGACATACCTGAAGCATCAAAAGACATTAACCAGGGCCTCTTCTGGTGTAGAAGAGATTATATTAGAATCGATGGAGTCGAAGTTCCGCCTACTTGCGGGTGGTTCAAACTTTAACTTATCGATTCCGGAGATGATTCGTGTACACGAGCCTTCTAAATCTGCTAGCTACCAGACCTCTCGAGGTCTTGGTGGTCAGTATGCAGACGCGGAGGAGGCCCTCATGCGTATTAAAGGTGAAAAGAGTAATCCTAACACCTTATATATACATGAGGACTATGGTCCTTTGGTTGGTATACCGGACCATGCCCGTGAATATCGTCTCTGGCTACAGAAACAACGGTACTTCAACGATATATTGCTGATGACTGAGTCGGATAATGGGATTGCGACCATCTTTGGTCGTTATGTCCCGGACGATTTTAAGTCGAACTTGATTTCTCAAGTTTATGATCAGCTTTTCGATGATTTTATCCGTTGTAATGTTGTAGCTGTTCGTGAGTTTCTCAAGGTGCGTGTGATAACCGCTGGAGAAGGTGAGATTTACTACCTTGCCAAGCCATTTCAACAGGCTCTCTGGAAGTCGCTACAGCGTTATCCTTGTTTTGAGTTAACTCATGAATCTATAAACTCTTCTCACATTTACTCTTTATTGGTAACTGAGAGCAAATTACAACACTTCCTTAATGAGAGATTCTTTTGGTCCGATGCTGTTCCGTCAGTCCCCAATGACTTTTTTTGTCTCTGGGGACTTCTCGGCCGCTACGGACGGGATCTCTATAGAAGTGACGTTATTAGCCCTTGATGTGTACATTGGTCTTGTACGCAGTCGGACGTGTTTTTCTCCCGGCTACCATAAGGTGTTACAATATCTGTATATCATGAGGAAAGTCCTTTCCGAACATATCCTCTCTTATCCTTGTCGACCCTTTCTACGTGAGATAGGGGTTTCTTCGACAAAATGTACAGAGACCGAACTTCGGTCTATAAGAGAGAAACTTTCGGCAAAGTATCCTACGTTTCTTGATATAGGGGTAACTACTATAGACCCCTCTAAACGTTTGGTTGCTTTGGGCTCCATTAAGTTCTTACAGAAGACTGGTCAATTGATGGGTTCTCCCATCTCTTTCCCTTTCCTTTGTTTGATCAACCTTGTAGCCTATTGGCTTTCTCTTGAAGAGTATTTGGGTACAACCATTCCGGTCGAACGTTTGCCAGTTAAGATCAATGGCGATGATATTGCGTTTCGTTCTAATGAGACGCACTACGCCATCTGGCTACGCTGGATTGGGAAGGCAGGTTTCTCCCTTTCTCTCGGGAAGAATTACTGCCATCCCTCTCTAGTGACCCTGAATTCGGTCCTTTACGAATGTAAATCCTTTCGTACTGGCCCAAATAATCTGGATATACAGATGAATTATAGTATACGTGAAGTCCCGTATTTTAATACAGGTCTTCTCTATGCACAGTCCAAGGGGAAGGTCCAAGATTGGACCCGTGAACTCTCTCTTGAAGAGATGTATAGGATTGTCATAGGGGATGCAGAGGATAAGATCCGTGCACATAATAGGTTTTTACACCATAACCTATTTCAGATTAAGAAGATGACCGACAATGGTCGGTATAATCTCTTTCTTCCCCGTATACTTGGAGGGTTAGGTTTCCCTATTTTCTCAGAGGTTTTCCCGATTATTCGGTTTACCCCCTTTCAACGTCGTTTTGGGAGGTTCTTTCTCAACTCCATTCGAGAGGAGATGTCCTCAGGTCGTTATCCAAAGAAGTTTCTCTTTGCCTTTCAGGCAGAGTCTTCGGACCTTCTTTCGACCGGAGTTCATCGCCACTCGGGTATTCGGAGCTATGAGCTTTTTCCTCCTGGCCCTCTCCCCGAGGGTTATATTCGAGATGTTGAATCGACTTTGATTTTTTTAGGTCCTTTCCAGGCACCTCGCCTGAGGGTGGATAACGTTGGATATCGTCTTCCATCTCGGAGTGTTCTACGCGCCTTTAAGCGCTATCAAGAGAACCCCGGGCCTTTAAGTCAGAGTCTGAGTGATAGAGAGATCCTTGAGCATCAGGCCCTACAAGTTGCTTTTAAGCGATCGTAGGGTCTTTAAGTCCTGGGCAAGACAGAAAACTGCCTGCCGGGTCAGGGCAGCCTGACCATGGGGTCTAACTATTAAATTCCCAAAACGGTGTTCTTTGATTAGGAACTCAATAATTCCGTGCTAAGTTGCTTAATGCATAAATGCCGACAGACTACACGGGAATGTGTTAATTTAGTTAGATGTATAGTCGTACCTTGGTGAAGGTAGGATCCCATACATATCACCATAAACCCCATTATCCAATGCTCACACGTAGAGCTAGAAATTCCGCGACGGATTTGGCCTTGGCTATACTTCGTCAGCCTTCTATGTCTCGCAGTTTACCCCAAGTCTCAAAACAAGCTGTTAATGCTGCTTTGTTATCTGGGGGTGCTGCTTTGGCAAGGAAGGCTGTTAAAGTTGCTAAAGCATCAGGTCCGTCGCTCCGCGGCGCGAAGGCGTCTTTATCGAAAGCTGATGGTGCAGTTACTTCTGCCCCTGTGGCTCGTGGTATTGTCACCCGAAGTTCAGGCCCTGCTACCTCTTCTTCAAAAGGAGGAGGTTTCTGTGTCCGCCACCGAGAACTCATAAACTCGGCGGTTTCTTCCAACACTACCTTTGCGATCTCGAACTCGTATGTTCTACAGCCTGGTAATTCAACAACCTTTCCCTGGTTGTCTACTATTGCTGCTAATTATGAACAGTATAGGTTCAAGACGCTCAGATTCGTCTACATTCCGTTCTGTCCCACTTCTCAAGCTGGGGCCATCATGTTGATGACGGATTACGACGCTTCCGATTTGCCACCCACCACGGAGACCCAGTTTATGGATCACCCTGGTGCGACAACAGCGGCGTGCTGGGAATCGATTACATTTCGATGCGAACCGAGTATGCTACATGCCTTAGGGCCGCGCAAGTTCGTTAGAACCTGTGCTGTAGCGGGAGACATTAAGACATTTGACTGTGGTACATTCTTTGTTGCCACTGATAATGTTACGACGACTCCCAATATCGGTAAGATCTATGTAGAATACGAAATAGAGTTTTTCGTACCCCAGTTGACTCCTTCTCCTGCGACTTACCCATTAAATACATCTCTTGTGTATTCCAATACTAACCACGGTCTTACAACGAACGTTGCGGCAAAAGTCTTGTTTGACGTTGCTGCCGTTCCTGTTCAAGACCCGTTGAATTGGACTGGTGCGTATAGTGCAGGGATTTTTACACCGCCTGCGGGGTGTTACAGATATGAACTAACTGTGACTTGTTCTGACTCGGCTAATGAGGCGTTTTATATTGACATCCGTGCTTTTAAGAACGGTGTTCAATATCCTAACTCCTCATATTATTCCATTACCAGCTCCGGTGGGGAGGTGTCGAACTACTTAAGTACAGCCCTTGTTGGGATTCTCCCAATGAATGGTACTGATACTGTGTATTTCCGAATTCTCCTCCTCGGCGCTGCTGGAACCTTAAACCAGCAGTCAGCTCAGTTGGTTATATCACTCGCTTAGCTCTCCACCCAGTTGATCAGACTGGGTTACGAAATGATCCGCTTGGTATGTGAATTCAAGCATATCAACCGCAAAGATGCCTCCTCTAGGCAAAATTACGAAAAGAGAAGAATACAAGCTCCTTAGAGCAATGAATCTAATCTAATTCATTGGAGTCTTGGTTCGACATCACATCTGATAGCAGCGGCTACCATCCGCGACCACGTGAACTATGTTCAGGTGCAAATATGGGGATAGATTCCCATACCGGTCAAACCTTTAACGAG